TAAAAGTTTTGTAAAATAAAAGGGAGAGAATAAAACCGGTTAATTCTCTCCCTTATTCCCTGGAGCAACCCTTATAGGTTCGGGGACCTACGCGGCTACAACACATCGTCCGCCGCATCCGACATGATAAAGTTTACGTTTTAAGGTCAACTCTTTCAAACGACCAACTGCGTAACCCTGAGTTAGGGAGCGCGTACCTCGCGCTTAGGTGCTAATGGCACAAAAGTTCACTGTCTCGGATAGGGGATTCGAACCCCTGTTGCTGGGTTGAAAGCCCAGTTTCCTGCACTTGCGTGACTAACCTGACTAGAAGAATCCGAGTAGTGTAAGATGAAACAACGTTATCAATCCCCTTTGGGACCCCCATGATTCCTAAACGTTATTCCAACACGGTGGGCTTGCTTTTATCTTACATTGTGGGATTGATCGGATTCGAACCGACATTACGTCTCCAGAACTGACTCCCGACTTGTAGCCGGTTTGTACCGCTGGTAGAGTGTAGCACCACGAGAAGATACGTTTTCTTCTCTTTCTACAACAATCCCTGAGAGTTGCAACTCTCATAATGGTATGCCTCCCGCCGGATTTTCACCGGCCATCCACCGTTTATGTACACTATTAAGATGGAGCCACATGTTTCTCTTAGTGGCAGGACGCGTATGTTTATGGCGCAAGAATATTCATTCTCTTTGGCTTCAAGGAGACTTTGGTACCCTGGTCCAGGGACGCCGCTACTTTCGTAGATTCCAATTTCTCCAATCGGCCTATGCCATATATTTTCTGAAGTACCGATTTACAAAAGTTGACTACTAAATCTAATCGGCTTTTACCTTTAGTTATGCCTAAGCAAAAAGACTATTTGTCTAATTTCTAGTTAAGGTTTACCTGTTTACTTCAGATAAAATCATTATTTTAAAGAACTGTTTTCTAATTGTAAAGTAAATATAATCAAAATTCTTGAATCGAGAAAATATTTTTACAACTTTGTTATTATTTTTATATTTTTATCAGAATTATACTTTTCAACCATTTTCATTTTTCTTTTATCATCAATTCTTCCATCGTCAGATTTCCACCAATATCCTTTTATTTCTACGTATTCTTGTGTATCAATTAAATAAAAATCAGGATAATACGTATGCCAGTAATCTTCTTCAAACAATTTATATTTTAAATTAATAGTTCTAGAACGAGTCCACATAATATTATTTTCGTTTAAATAATTTGCGTATTTAAGTTCCCACGTTCCTTGAACCTTTAAAACTTTATTTTCATATGGACAAAAAACTTCAAAATATTTTGTTTTGATGTAGCCATTATTTTTTCCACTATTGGCGCGCGAAAGCTTTTCCTTTGTTTCTTTTGTATGATGTTTTCCTCTAAAAGATGGAATGGTTTTGCCCGATTTAATATTATCGGATATGGTTTTTCCGGCCTTTAACGCAATTTCTTGTCGTTTATCAATTGAAAATTTATCCCAACCGCACATGACTCCATTTTTTACATGGGGGCGTGTTTCAGGTTTTCCGTTTCTGTGAATTAGACAATGAGAAAAATGACAATTTAAACTTTGATAATTATTAAATTCCTTGCCACATTCGCATTTATATAAATTTTGATTTAATTTATAAACAGAAATTTTCTTAGGTGTTTTTTCATATTTTTCACAAAATCTAGCATGGCTATTTAAGGAGCGTTGTGTTTCAAACTGCTTTCCACAATTACATGTATACATAATGGTTTTATATTATATATTCAATAACATGCCTACCAATTTTACCATCTGTACTGATTGTAGCCCAGGTGAGATTCGAACTCACACTACTCAGATCTTAAGTCTGATGACTCTGCCTATTGGTCTACTGGGCCATTACTTTTGTGGGGAGAAGAGGGGTCGAACCTCTATGTGTCCCTCTGTACTTACACTCTTATGATCACTTGTAGTATTTTCCTCGGGTAACAACTCTTGCTTGAACCGCAAGGGTGGCTGCCATTTCACCATCTCCCCATATTTTTGTGGCAGTTGAGGGATTCGAACCCCCATTCCCATTTTCATCTTGTGCACAGATTAAATTGAACTCGTCCCCTCTATGGGACGGGCGTTTTCCAATTTCGCCATCTCCGCGTGTTGTAGCCGGTAGGGGATTCGAACCCCTGATCTTCAGGATGAAAACCTGATGTCCTGGACCAACTAGACGAACCGGCCATTGTTACTTTCAGCGATTCTTAAGAAGGTAGAATCGCCGTGAAATGACTTTAGCTACATGCCTTATCATCTATCACAAGAGTGCCAACCCACTCTTTAGCTGTTTCAACGCCCGGTTGGGGTCGCTTTATCAGCCGGTCACCTTTGAAAAAGATAGGGCTTTTCAAAACTATCAGCTTTATTCTAACTTTGATTCAACGTTTCTCTGCTTTCGCTCCACTCCTCATCGTTATACTTTCTCATTCGTTAAAACTGTTTTGCCTATCTTTAGTATTTGCCAGTACACCAGGCTTCCCCTACTCGGTCGTTTGACGAGAGTATTTACCTGGCCCCTCCACCATACATTGATATCTGGTGACGTGCTTTTGCTGCTGGGAACTACACCTTACTGGGCAGCTTCATAAATATCTTCAAAGAACTTGTTGTGCCGCCGGCAGTATTCGAAACTGCGAGCTGAGGTTTTACAGACCTGTCTTCTCCCTGGATCGTCGGCTTAATAATTTCTTTCTTTGCGAAAGTCTTTAAACATTTTGTCTGGATCAATTTCCTTTGTAAAGTCTCCCTTAAGCTTAAAATTCAAATACTTAAGAAAATCAAGACGAAGTGCTATGCGTTCTTTTCTTTCGCGTTCTCCTTCTTCAGTTGACATTGTCATTGATGTTTCTATCTGAAGGTCTGAAAGATGCGATGCAAGTACAATCGATGCTCTAGTTTCCATATTCTAATTTTTAATTATAGAGTAAATATAACTAAAATACTTGAATCGAGAAAATATTTTTACAACTTTTTTCAAAAATTTTTACAGTGGGGCAGGGAGGACTCGAACCTCCGAAGTCTTATTTGTTTTTTCCGCAATATGTTTCAGTTTGTGTATGACAATTAGGACATAAAAGTTGTAAATTTTCTAATTTATGATTAGAAGGATTTCCGTCTTTATGATCTAATTGCATATTAAGGGGTTTTCCATTCCATTCTGTAATCCCACAAATTTCACATTTATTTTCTTTAATTCCTTCATATAAAAGTCTATTTTTTAATTTAAATGTTTGATAATACGGATGCAAACCTTCTAAAATTTCATTAAGTGGAATTTTTTTAGATGATTTATGATATTTTTTATCTGCCCATTTAATTCCCAGGCCTTTGGCTCTTCTCCACAACGTTACCGGGGTCATATTTAATTTTACAGCAGCTTCATGCAGAGTAATTAATTCGTTGTATATTGAAAGTATTTTTTCATCTGATACTTTTGATTTATGATTCTGTACCATTTTTATTTTATATATTCATGTACAGAATTACAATCTTTAAATATTACAGTGCCGCCGGAGGGACTCGAACCCCCATGCCCTAAGGACCTGATCTACAGTCAGGCGAGCCAACCAATTGCTCAACGTCGGCAAATGTAGTCCCGAGGCTTCGCTCCTCGTATGTTTTTGTTTAATATCAGCCGCTAAGCCAAATATCTCCATGCCAGGCACTACCCTGGCCCTAGCTTGCTCGAACTACATCTTTTAAACACAGCCCAGAGTTTCGCTCTCTGTGGATTTTGTTAGCAATTGTAGTTGCTTATCCGCTTCTAGTTGCCGACAGATCTTACCCTGTCCAGTTCAAACTGTATTTGTCGAGGTGAGAGAACTCGAATCTCCGACCCCTGGTCCCCCAGACCAGTACTCTAAACCAACTGAGCTACACCTCGGTAAAGAGAGTTGCTAAGATATTGAGGGATTCGGTTTCACCTTTTTTCTGTAAAACTCAATACCTATGGACTAGCAAAATCCATCTCTCTTTATGATAATAAACTTCTAAAATTAGAAATTTGTTCGTATAAAAGTTTTTTATTTTTATTATTTATAGGATTGTACCATTTTATTCGAAATAGTTTCCAGCCATTATTTATTAAAAAATTATCCTTTAGTTTGTCTTGCTCTTTTCTTTCTTCATGTTGTTTTCCATCTATTTCTAAAGCAATTTTTTCATCGATAAATGCAAAATCAATAAACCATCTGCCTACTTTATGATCTCGTTGCCATCCAATAATGTTTTCATTATTAAATAAATCTATAAAATATTGCTCAGGATATGAAGGCATTTTGTCTTTTCTAGATTTCCAACCAACAAATTTTCCTTCATTAATTAATTTTCGTTGTGCATTACTTATTTTTTTCTTAGTTTCTGGTTTATTTTGAACATATTTTGCAGAACATGATCTACAACAAGCTATTTGATATTTTTTATATGTTTCAAATTCTTTTTTACACCATACGCATATTTTTATATAAGGCTGTAATGTGCCCTTTCCACGAAGAGATTTACTTATTTTTTTTCGTGTTTCTTCACTTAATATTCGTTGTTTATTGTTAAAAGATGCTGCACATGATGAATTGCAAAAAGTTTTACCTCGTTTTTCATAACTAAATATTGCATTACAATTTTTACATTGATTTGGATTTTTATTGTATTCTTCAATGCGTTTTTGTTTCTTAAGAGATAGCTTTTCTCTTGCAATATCAAGTGCGTTTCTTGCGTTTTCCAAATGTTTCAAAGAACCTTGATAATTAGACATATTGTTTTTATATTATATATCTAAAAATTAATCGAGTTTTAGTTACTTGAACTGTAACTAGTGGTCGAGTAGGTGCGATTCGAACGCACGAGTTCTCCTGACCCCAAATCAGGCGGGGTGACCAACTCCCCAACTACTCGTTTCTGTACTCGGAGTGGGACTCGAACCCACAAGTGTTTCTCGTTTGCCAGGGCTTCTTAGACCCTCGACTTTGCCTATTTGTCTATCCGAGCATTTTGTGAATACATTCCCTTGTTTGTCTTGTTCCGAAAATATTCACATACTACTCATTAAGTTAGTAGCCAACTTGTAGTCCTGGTGGGATTCGAACCCACACTGAACGGCTTTTAAGACCGATGCCATCTGCCGATTGGGCTACAGGACCGTTTCATTAAAATACGGTAAAGAATCTAACTCTAGATTTTTGATTTGTCTTTTTACATCATATAAAATTTTAATTTTAATATTATGCTCTTTGATAACCTTTTTCATTTTTTCTTTATCTCTATCTTTAAGCCAGCCTTTAACTTCAACGTATTCATCAAAATCTATTAGATAAAAATCAGGTGTGTATCTATGATAACCATCATATTTTATAGTAACTCTATCCCATTTAATATTTTGTTTGTTTAGCCATTCTGCAAAATCTTTTTCCCATTTTCCCTGAACTTTAATATCCTTTTTACCATTATTGACTACGTACCATTTCACATGTGGATTATTTTCAAGATAGTGTATTCGTTTTTGCGAAAGTATGTCTAATGTTTCTTTAGAATGGTGTTTTCCTAGAAAACCATGAATAATTTTTCCTGTTTTAAAGCCGATTTTTAATGTTTCTGCCATATTACATACTCTTTCATCGGTTTCTTTTCTTAATCCTTGAATCCACGTATTTTTTCCATTCTTTCCTTTCCATTTATCTATAATAGGCTTTCCATTTCTGTGAATGATACATTGCGAAAAATGTGCATTTAAGGATTGAGATTTCTCAAATTCTTTTCCACATTCACACTTATATAAATTATCGCAAATTTTATATGTAGATATGGTTTTTTGTTTTTTTGGTTTTCCGCAATGACTTTTATGAGCCGCATAAGATTGCTGCTTATCAAAAATTTTTCCGCATTTACATGTATACATAGTAAGTTTATCTTATATATTCGTGAAAAAAATGGCAAAATAGCTAATCTTTATTGTGCTGACTGTGGGATTCGAACCCACATTGCTAAAAGCATAGTTTCTAAGACTATTGTGTAAACCAATTCCACCAAGTCAGCAATTTGCGATCATCAAAGATTCGAACTTCCCCTCCGGCTATCCGTGCCGGCGTGCCACCGCAACACTTTATGATCTGACCGTTACTAAGTGACCAACTTTTTACGGCCTCTTCCTGCTATGAGTGCCTCCGGCTTAGGTTGTCGCCATATCACTCCCTTTAAGGTAATTAAACACCAAGCATTGAATAGTCGAGTAGGCCGGATTCGAACCGACGGACCCCTGGCTCCAGACCAGGGTAGTATAGCCATCTGCAGTACTACTCGTGGTGAGCTGATTTTTTTTTCTTGCGGAGGAGAAATCTGCTCTGTATAAACTTTCCGCTTCGTGGAGCCAGAAGTATCGAAACTTCACCTTCGGATTTTCAGTCCGACGAGCACACCATTTACACCATGACTCCAGGTTCTGGCTGGTGATTTGTATCCCATTTAACCACTACTCGTGGACCATTGCTGCCCCATCAGGGTTCGAACCTGAAGTCATCTGATCCAAAGTCAGATATGTTTGCCAATTACACCATAGGGCAATATACTGTTACTCAGGGTTCCTGCTTGAAATTTCCTTTTCCTAAAGATGGTACTACGAACCCTTTTTCCCTTCTTAGACCGCAGATCTGCGATTTCACTTGTACGATAAACAGAGGTTGTCTTTCACCACAGCTGATCTGATCGAGTTTTGCAACAGTAATATCAAAGAACTAATCTTTGGTTGTTCTAATAGGCTTCGAACCTATACTTTCCTGATTCAGAGTCAGGCGTGTTGCCAATTACACTATAGAACAGTTTCAGTTGAGAAATTTGAATCGTGTGATTTTTCATATCCAAAACGAAGTAACACGTATCTTCACTACAACTGTATGTGGTGGGGGAGGCTGGAATTTCACCAACTTATAGAGATTTTACAGATCTGATATCGAAGTATCTCTTATCTTCACTATAGTTACCTAAGAAATTTGAAAGAGCATTTATTGCTCCCCCGTTTGAGATGAGGATGGGATTCGAACCCATGTGAACTTTCGTTTACGGTTTTGCAGACCGTCCCTTTCAACCGGCTCAGGCACCTCATCGGTATTTCAATATGTCAAAGATCGTTTGTTTGAAAATTGAATGTAAATATATCAAAAATTCTTGAATCGAAAAAATATTTTTACAACTTTTTTCAAACTTTTTTCTAAAGTTAAATATCCCAATCTATTAGAGCATTTTGTAGTGCTACTGAAATTTCCATTTCTGGGTTTTTCTTTAGCATTTGCATTGCTGAAGCCATAACTTCAATTTCTAATCCATAAAGACGTGCCCCGTGAATTGTTTGCCCAACGAGATCTATAATCTCTAGTAATTCTGCGTTTTTTAGTGCCATAATTTTTAGATAATTAAAACAAATATAATCAAAAAATTTGACAATAAAAAATATTTTTTAAACTTTTTTAAAGAACGTTATAATAAAAAACCCTCTGTTTTTTGCAGAGGGTTCAAGAGAGGTGTATATGTTGTATGATTCGCCTTTACACTTTACTCAAGTCCTCCGCCGCTAGAAAAATAAAATAACGGTAGTTGCTCACATTGTTCTGGGAGTTGAGAAAAACTATATGTGTAATTACGTATCATCATACTATTTTTAGTAAATTATATATTAAAGCTAATTTCTGTAGATTATATTACTTAATGTATGAAAGTTTTGCTTTTTTAAAAAATTATGCCAATTCAGCATATTTAAGTTTCCACGCCGCAATTTTATCATCTATATCTTTGATGTCAGCCATTTTCTGTCCATGAGTCTGTTTCATTTTTGCAGAATTCATGATAGCCTTTTTAGCCAATTCCAATGCAGTAATTGCCTGTTTTGCCTTTTCAACACCCGATACATTCAGTTTAACAGCTTTCATTTTTTTCATATTGTTTTATTTTTAAGTACAAGACAAATATAATAAAAAATCTTGATACGAGAAAATCTTTTAATAAAAAAATGAATAAATAATAAAAATAATTTAGAATGAATAGCTTTATCGATTATAATACATATTTATTTGAAAGCAATTTATCCGGTCTCGAATTTTTTTATCATTTCGACGAAAAACAGAAAATCGTTTATATCGTTTTAATGTCAGGAGATGTTTGTCTCGGGTATATTACAGCTGAGCATTACATAAATAGTGATTGGGAAATTTCAAAAGTTGCTGCCGAAAAAGGATATGGCCATCATATGTATGAAGCTATTATGGATTTATTACGTCCTAATTGGTTAATACCTAATAGAAAAAAGATGGTTAACTTACAATTAGCCAATACATATAATAAATTTTTAGAAAGAGACGATATAGAAACACAAAAAATTATCGATAAAGATAATAGTTATGTTGATGCTCCTAAAGAATACGACGAATGGTTTAATCGTCGATATAGATTATCAACATCTGCAAATTTAGATTTTTCAAAAACTAATTACAAATTTATTGAAAAAACAGGAATGAAGTTATTTGATGAAAAATACAAAGGCGGATATAAACCCACCTTTTAAATATTTGAATTAAAAATTTTTACTAAATATAACTCTTCCTGTCTCGTTAAAAGCTGTTCATTTAGCCTATCTCTAAGGTCCCCAATATTTAATAATTTTCGTTTTCTCGCAGATTGAACATAATTATCTATAACAATTTTGCAATCTTCGATTTGATTTAAATCCTGACACGAATTAATCATTCTTAACACCTTTTTAACGGGTAACATTGGAGAACTTTTCATAATAACTATTTTTATTTTAAGGATTTCTCCAAAACGCTGTGAGAAATTCCTGCTCATTTTTATAGATTGTTATATCTATGTTGTTCTTTATTATAAAATCAAGCCATAAATGTTCCAACGCATCTACTTGCTTAATTTTTCCTGTTTTGTATTTTTCGACTAAAACCTGAACATTTAACCAATTATTGGAAATTTCCAGGATCACATCATTATATTTTATATATTCAGGCGTTTGTGGCTCTTGTTGTGCTACTTGCGGGCCAAAAAAACCTTGAAAAATATGTTGTCGAGGATCAAATGCATTCATCTTTATTTTTGTTTAA